CTTGTTTTCCATTTTCAACATCAGGCATATTCATAATACAAGAACTACAAACCATATTTTTACAGGTTAAACACTTGAACTGATCATCATCATCATAACACAAACAACAGGTTTCATCTTCAAAATTACGAATTTCTGTTTCTGATAATTTATATTTTTCTTTAATTTTCTCTAAAAATTGAATGTAATAATCACTATATTTAACATTAATAAAATTTTTGTAACATACAACACATTCTTCATCTAATATAAGACACTCTGTCATTAAAATATTTTCCACGTTCATTTTCAATTAGTGTTTTAAATAACTTGGTTACATACCTTTTATATTTCTAATATTATTTCAATTTTTTTAAATATTAAAAAGTGAAGGTTTCTTTAAGTTGTTTTAATATATATTATTTTTATTCATTTTTTTGATCCAAAAAGTAAAAAGGGAAATCGATTTTGGACATTTTAAAAATGTCCATTTTTGAAAAGGGAAAAGACTTTTCCAAAAAACACTTCTGAAAAATCACTTGTTACCATAATGCTCTAATTTTCATTTTTCAATGAAAAAAAGTGTTACGATAAATTTTTTTATTTTTAATGCGGAAAAATCTGCGTTTTTTTTTCGCAATATAATTTATATTTACAATGTTGACAAATTTTACGAAAAAAAACGCACCAAAATATTTATGCGAATCTTGCGACTTTAATTGTAGCAATAAATATGATTACTCTAGACATTTAAACACACGTAAACATTATACATTGACACATATTAACGAAATAGTTGACGAAAATTCGCAAAAAAAATCGCAAAAAACGCAATTATTTCCTTGCAGTTGCGGAAAAGTATATAAGTATAGACAAAGTTTATTCGAACATAAGAAAAAATGTAAACCGAATACTAACGTAATTGAAGAAAAAAATGAAACAGATGAACCAGATATTTCAAACAAGGAATTAATAAAAATGCTTATTAAGGAAAACACAGATTTCAAACATATGATATTGGATATTGTTAAAAATATACAACCAAATAATACAACTAATACGACAAATAATAATACAAACAATAATACAAACAATAATTTTAATTTACATTTTTTCTTGAATACTACATGTAAAGATGCTATAAATTTAGTTGATTTTGTCGAGTCACTTCAGGTTCAATTAAAGGACTTAGAAGAAACTGCGAGACTAGGTTATTCCGAAGGAGTATCCAAAATATTCATCAATGGTCTAAGTAAATTAGATGTAACAATGCGACCAATTCATTGTAGTGACGCAAAACGAGAAACCCTGTATATAAAAAATCAAAATGAATGGACAAAAGAGGATACAGATAAATCCCATATATCTAAGGCAATAAAAACAGTTAGCAATAAAAATATAGACCAGATTTTTGAATGGCAGAAAAAATATCCCGAATATAAGGATTCCGATTCCAAGCACAGTGATAAATATATGAAAATGATTTTCAATACAATGAGTGGAGCAACACAGGAAGAACAGAGCAAGAATTTGGATAAAATAATAAAAAACATATCCAAAGAGGTAATAATTGATAAAAGTTAAAATTTCAAATGATAATTAAATATATACTTAAAAACAAAATGTATATTTAATTATTATACATGGATGAAACTATTCCTTGTGATGATTGCGGTTTTCCAATGTGTGATGTTGAAGGCCTAGATGGATTATATTTGTATCCAAAAGGTTATACTAATAATAATAATACTAATGATGCAGAAGAAGAAGAAGAAGAAGAAGAAGAAAAAAAAGAAGACGAAGCAGTATCAAATCTTATGCCTTCCGAGTGGTTTACACCTTTTAACATTTCAATGCCGATTTTCAATAAGCCACATAATCACTTATTTTTGGGATTCTATTATTCGACACTTTACTTAACAGTTAAAAATGTAAAATCAATAGTAAGGAATTTCACCTTACGATGGTCCAACTTCATACCCTGCTTAATTATTAATTTACAGGTGGAGGACGAAATCCCTAACGGGGAGCAATTATGTCACGCTTTATTTGACTTTGGGTCTCACGAAACACTGCTAAACAAACTTTTTCAAGTTTGGAAGTAACCCCATTTATTATCATTATTACTTAATATACATTATTGTATTGTCTTTAAGTTATTTTTCATTACAAATATTTAGGCGTTTGAAATGTAAAAAGGTGTAATGAAAAGTCAAACTATTTTACACTTAAAATATATCATCCCAATATGGTTCTGAATTTACCATTTCACAAAATGACTCATAATAAGAGCACTGATTATAAAATATATATATCCAAGAAAACAAGAAACGAAAAATCAAGAAGAATTATTTATAAGTTCTCATATAAAATGGGCGTTTTCACAAGTTATGAAATGAGAAAAGGTGTAAAACTTCAAGGGTGTAAAACGCCGACAGAACACAATGGATTGCGATATAATACTGACAAACACACATTTTACAAAACATTGTAAAAATCAAACGATAAATGGTGTTATTTTTATATAATACCAATAAAGTTGGTATATATAGTTTTGTCCCCTTTTTAAAAAAGTTGAAATTTTTTTTCCAAAAAGTAAAAAGGGAAATCGATTTTGGACATTTTTAAAATGTCCAAAAATGAAAACCTAAAAGACTTTTCCAAAAAACAGTTGCGAAAAATCACTTGTGAGCATAATGCTCTAATTTTCATTTTTGTGTGAAAAAAAGTGTTACGATAAAAAATTTTATTTTTTTGAAAAACTATTTAGGAACTTTTTGTATATAGTCTATATAGGCAATAAATGGCAATCAAAAATGACCAAAAAAGTTCCGAAAAATATTTTTGTGAAAAATGTGACTATATTACGTCACGAAAGAGTCAATACGACCGCCATATTTTGACACTGAAACACAAAAAAAGCCCGAAGACTATAAACGACTATAAAAAAGTTCCGAAAGTTCCAAAAGTTCCAGTTATTTTAGATACCGATATTTTTCATTGCGACAAATGTGACTATACTACGTCACGAAAGAGTCATTACGACAGACATATTTTGACACTGACTCATTTAAGTTCCAAAAAAGCCCCAAAAGCCCCAAAGGGGCAAAAAAGTTCCGAACATATTTGTAAAAAATGTGATAAAAGTTATAAACATTATTCAAGCCTTTGGAAACATAATAAAACCTGTATTGTCCAGAGTGACCCAATTGACAAGGACTTGTTAATGGTATTAATAAAACAAAATGCGGATTTGTTGTCAATCATAAAAAATGGAACAAACAATACTAATATTACAAACACAAACTCACATAACAAGACGTTTAATTTACAATTTTTTCTGAATGAGCAATGCAAAGATGCGTTAAATATTACCGATTTTGTCAGTTCTATAAAACCACAATTATCGGACTTAGAGACAACTGGGAGGCTAGGCTACGTCGAAGGCATTTCAAGAATTATAAACAAAGGACTAAAAGATTTGGATACGTTTAAGAGACCAATACATTGTAGTGATTTGAAGAGAGAGACCCTTTATATAAAAACAAATAATGAATGGCAAAAAGAAAATGAAAACAAGGAGGTTTTAACAAAGGCAATTAAACATGTTGCCAATGAGAATATTAGACAAATAGGAGAATGGAAAAAGGAGCATCCAAACTGTACCGATTCGGATTCGAAAAAAAACACATTGTATCTAAATATTGTAAGTAACGCAATGTCTGGTGTAACATGCGAAGAACAGGCAAAAAATTACGAAAAAATAATAAGCAACATAGCTAAGGAAGTAGTAATAGAAAAATAATTATATTTGTATTTTATTGTAAATATAATTATTTATTAGAATTTTAAATTAAGATTATTATTGCCTGTTCTGTCAATTGTAAAGACAATATCGTCATATCTATTTTTAATTTCTCTTAAATCATAAACTTTAACAAAGTGTTTCAAATGGGCAGGAACTTCACTTCGAAGTAGAAAAATCCAATCTATGCTTTGAACATCTTCAATAATTAATATTCCATCATCTTTCATCACTTGTGAATATAATCTTATAAATTTAATCATACTTTCCAAAGTATGTGGACCATCATCAAGCATAAAATCGAACTTGAGATTTTTATTTAAAAAATTAGCTGTAAAAAAATCGTCATTGTATGCGTCTACAGATGTATGTAATATAACTCTATTATCATTTAATAATTCATCGTAAACACGTTCTTTTGGAAGTATATCTAAACCATATATAGTAGCATTTGTAAAATAATCTCTCCATAATTTGATACTACCTCCATTTTTTTCTTCAAAATCACCTATACCTATTTCTAAAACATTAGTAGCGGTATCTTTTTTACTTTTTAATAATTCTTCATACAAAGGTAAATATGAATGTGTTGTATTTTTGTCTGTGTTCCCATTTTTAGAAAATTGTTCTAAACTCATTGATTATTAATATTGTTGTTGATATTATTATTATATTAAATACGCACTGCTCTAAATACTAATTTTACAATATATTTTATTATACATATATTGTAAATGACTTCCATAAAGAAAAAAATAAGAGTTCCAGTGCGTTATTTACCAAGTCAACTTACTAAGAAAGATAAAGGTAAACAAGCAGCTATGTTATTAAAATCCCAAAGATTATATAAAAAGGACGTTTATTATACAAGAGAAAAATTAGAATCATATAAGAATAAAACATCAAAACACATTTTAAAGGCTCGCAAAATATATAATGTCGATAATATAACACCTAATAAAGAATTAGCGAAAAAAACAGGTTGCTCGTTAAAAGCATTGCGTAAAATAGTTAAGAAGGGAGAGGGAGCATATTTTTCTTCTGGTTCGCGACCGAATCAAACAGCACAATCATGGGGATTAGCGAGGTTAGCTAGCGCAATAACAGCTGGAAAATCCGCAGCAGTGGATTATAATATATTAGAAGAAGGTTGTAAACATAATAAGAAAGCATTCATTTTAGCAAAGAAATCGAAGAAAAAATATGGTCACGGGCATTCAAAAACTCGAAAGGTTAAAATCTAAACCTTAAATAACTGCTCTCAAGTGTAACGAACAACGTCTGAAGAATTTATCCAATTCCGCGGCATCCGCACCGGTAATAGAGTCGTCAGGAATATAGCTAGTATTGCCTTTTTTATATAGGAGAATAGCAGGGATACCATTTACCATTTTTTTGCTTTTAAAATATGTATACAAATCGCTACATTCGTCTACATCAATATCGCAGCAAATTACGTTGTCAGGAGAGGACACGAAAAAACCATCTAGCACGGGTTTAATGCGTTTACAAGGCCCGCACCATGTAGCGCCGAGTTTAAGTATAACTAGACCAGGATTGTTTTGTAATAAACGTAAAAAATCGTTTCGAGAGTTAAAATGACTAATCACGATTTTGTTGGACATATATTTATATCGGCTGAAGAAAATAAAATAAATAATTAACTTTATTTATTTTATAAATATTACATCCCTAAAGCGTATTAGTAAAAGTAATTGTAGCTTTATCGACATGATTATATTTTTCACAACACTCTTTAATAGCACTTCTAATATCCAATGGACTATATTTTGTAAGTTTATCTGAATATAATTTAGAAAACGAACGATTGTTTTCATTATTTGTATTATTTATAGTAAAAGTTTTTTTTTGATTATTTTGTGACATTTCATTATAAATATCGATAATCTCGTTTAGACTTATTTGACCAGGATTTGTGAAATTACATACCCCACGTTCATTATGTTCTATCATTTTAAATAAAATAGGAAATAAATTGTCTATATATGTTATAGATACATTAACTGAGTCTATTTTATTGTAACCTAATAATTTTGTAAGTAGATTTTTACTATTTTGTTTGCTACTAATAGGATAATTTATACGCAAATATAATACATTATCATAATATTGTATAATGTCTTCTAAAAGTATTCTACATTTACTGTAGTAGTTATTATAATAGTTTCCTACATCTGTTTCACAGTATATTTTATCGCTATTAAATATTCCCCCAGAACCAAAAACAGTTAAATGAATTCCACACTCTTTACAAATGGATGCCATTGTTAGTTGATATGTAATATTATTTTCGATAGTTTCGGTTTTATGGTCATCGCACCAAAAAATATTAGGAGCTCCTGTTATTCCAGCGCAATTAATTACAAATTTAGGTTTATACAATAAAAACAACTCACGTATTTTATCGGTTTCGTGTAAGCGTAAATTTGAAATAATAAAATTTTTGTTTTCAGTTTGTAATAAATTAATAATATTACTACCAAGAAAGCCATTTTTTCCAAATACAATATAATCAATTGGTTTTACAAAATGTTTAATATCGTCTTTTTCAGATAAAATTATACTATTTTTGTCTATTGAAGAAGGTATACAAATATTAATAAATGGGTCTAAATAATGTATATGGATTGTTTCACTATCAATAAATTCATCTTCAAGATGATAAACAATAATAGAATTAGGTTCTAATGATAGAAATGCGTGTCCATATCCCTTCGGAACAAGTATTTCAAATAAATCGGTATTAGGGTCTAAATAATAATAGTTAGGAACTAAATAATCATCCGAATTACTGTCGAAATTAATTACAATATCTAATATTCTACCCTGTATACAAGTAACTAATTTTGTAAAATTGTTTATATGAATACCTCGGAATACAAATTGTTTGTTTACACTTACAGTACATTGTTTAAATATGGTATTTTTAACAGGAAAGAATAGTTTACCACGTTCATCAATATATGTTCTATTCATTATTTTATTTTATTTTATTATATAATATAATAAAATATGTCTTTAAATGATTATACAGACTGTTGTGAATTAAGATTGTGTTTATGCTGTAAAACAGAAAATAAATTATTTTTAGATTTAGGATTACAGCCTTTAGCAAATAATTATCATTCTATAAATGAAATTTGCGATACGTATCCTCTAAGTTTAAAATATTGCCCAAATTGTTTTCATTGTCAATTATCATACGCAGTCGACCCATCTTTATTATTTAAAACCTATAAATATGTTAGTGGTACATCCTGTACAGGACTTACATTTTTTAAAGACAATGCTAAATTTATTAGCGATTATTATGATAAATATAGTGGGTCAAATAATTGTATAAAAAAACGTGTTTTAGATATAGCATGTAACGATGGTTCACAATTAGACTTTTTTAAAGAACTAGGTTGGGTAACATATGGGGTTGACCCAGCTTCAAATTTAGTTCCAATTGCTGAAAAAAAGGGACACAAAGTTGTATGTGATTTTTGGAATGAAACAGTGGCAAAAACATTACCAATCATGGATATAATTACAGCACAAAACGTGTTTGCACATACACAGTATATAGATGATTTTTTACAGGCCTGTAAAATAATAATGAATGATAATACATCATTATTTATTCAAACATCACAAAAGAATATGATAGTAAATGCGGAGTTTGATACTACATATCACGAACATATTTCGTTTTATAATACCAAATCTATGAAAACATTAGTCGAAAGAAATGGTTTATATCTAAATCGTGTATTAGAGGCTGAAATACATGGTCATAGCTACATTTTTGAAATAAGTAAAGTTATGAAAACGTCAATATATAATGTCAATGAACATTTAAAAAATGAGGAAGCAATGGGAATTTATAATGATGTAACATATATCAATTTCAATAAAAAAACCCAAATAATTGTTGATAATTTGAAAAAAGAAATTGATGATTTCAAGAAAAATAATTATAAATGTATAGGATTTGGTGCGGCTGCTAAAGGTCAAACAGTGATTTGTTACAGTGAAATTAACTTGGATTATATTATTGACGAAAATCCTCTAAAAATTGGCTTGTTTTCTCCAAAAATGAATATTCCGATTGTTAATATAGAGCATTTTATCAATGATAATAATGATAATAATGATAATAAATATGCTATATTGATATTGGCATGGAATTTTTCTAAAGAAATAATTGACAAAATACGAAAATATAAGGGCTCTAAGAAATGTGTAATTTTAGAAGCATATTTTCCCGAATTAATTATTCGTAAGCTATTATAAAAATAATCATTATATGTCGGTAGATTTAGGAAAGAAATTATTTTTTTCTCCCTCTGAAATAATGCCATATTTTCCATAATATAAAAATCGTGTCAAATAGTTTAACTCAGGGCTCACTATGTTCTGATTTAAATAAGATAACATATATTTCCATTTTATTCCGAACGTGTTAGGATTATTTATCCATTTATGAATGTTAATTGGATTAAATACAGGACAAGTAATATGGTTTGTATTAAGTTCTTTTATTTTAATAACTGTATTCCATTTATAACCCTTGTCTACTAAATATTTTGCGATTTTGACTTCTAATTTTAAAATATAATCCATTTTATTAGTACATAATGGTATTGTATGTTGGATAAAGTTTATAAAATCATTTATCATATTATACTTAAATTCAATCGGAGTTCCTACAATATGCCACTCTACTTCATTTGATTCCCAATGACCCCAAAAATCTGAAGTAGACCGCATATTTTGTATAGTTTTTCCAAAATTTTCAATTCCGTTAATAGGTAATATAATGCTATCATTTAATAAGAATATGTGTGAATATACTATTCCACTTTTTTGTAAATATTTACATCCATGAAGCCATATTTTCCAATCGGTTCCAGGCCCATCATTATTTATATAAAATATTTTACACGGTAATACATCGACGTTTTTAATACTTTTGGACGCAGTAAAGAAAAATATATTATACCCAAAGTATCGAAATGCTTTAATAGTTTGGATTACATAATCTTTTACAATATTATCAGAATCATAATGGGCATAAATTAAACAACCATTGAGATTTTCAGTTGGTTTATTAAATAATATAACCTCTTCAGATATGCCATATTTATGATAGAAATCGTGTTTTGATGTCCAATTAGGTGCATTTGACCACCCTTGTCCAGATGAGTTAACGTTTAATAATTCATAGTTATAATCAATTTTGTTATAATCTTGTAAAATTGGCTTCATATTTAGTTTTGTAAAAACAAAGTTTTTACATTCGTCATATAAAACAGGTAAAGACGCATAATTTTTTTCCCATCTCCATATATTTTTTAAAAAAATAGTAGATAGTGGCACATTTTGACCATTAAATGACATATATCGGTCTGGTTCTTTATTTCCATTTATAGACCAATTAACTGGATTATGACAGTTAAAATTCTCATTATTATATAATAAACTAGTTAGTCTATATCCATTTTTTATAAGTATTCTAGATAGTCCATATTCCCCGGTTAATACAGCATCTATTTTATCATATTTAGGACCCAGCACAGTATTTTGATAAGTATTAAATAATTCTAAAGAGCGGTTTTTGTAACTTGTGTCTGTTGATAATTCATCTGTACAAGATACATTGGTATTTGTTAATAAATTTATAATAGGTTCTGAACATCTTATTAAGCTAAAAATAGGCACAACTTTAGGACCCGGTCCGCCAGGGTTAGTTTGCGATAAAAACGACATACATGGGCTACATATTATAGCGGCATCTTTTACCATTTTATTATAAAATGGTATTAACCAATGGTCTTCTAAATTGGATTCATAAATAGGACCAATTGTACTGGCATTTATTAAACATAGATAGTCAAATTGTTCCCATATTTTTTTGCCTTGGGTATTTTCAAAATACTTAATGCCATTATACCATCCTTCCCAGTCGCTACAATTTTCTTCTTTTAATACATATATATTGGGTTTAGTTGGTATTAGAACTTCGGATTGATGTCCGTTAATAACAAATAAAGTTGATATATTTAGATTATTCCATAATTTTTCATTTAACCCATATTTAATAAAAAATGACATGTTAGTTTGGTTCTTTTGTTCATTTATTCTCTCATAATAAACATATATTATGGCAATTTTAGAACTTCTTATATCAGGCAAAGAATTCATAATATAATACTTTATATAAAAATATAATATTTTTACCGTAAAATATTATAGTTATACAACCTTTACTATTGACATAACAATTATATATTTGTTTTATCAATAGTAAATACAATATCATCGTATCTATTTTTTATATCCCAGCAATCAGAACTTAGAAATACAAACCAATGTATCAAATATTAAAATGGAAGAAATGGGTAGTGATGATGACTATAATCCATTTGCTTAAACAATAACAATTTAGATTTTGATTTAAAAACATTACATTAGAATAATTATATATGAAAAATTTTATTAATTTAACATCAAGAGTAATAAATAAATTACATATTATTGAAATTATAAAAAAACCAAACAAATATGAGATTCATATGAGTAACAATAGTATTAACGGGTTTTTATTAGTTTCAAGTGGTGCTTTACATACTAATCATAATATTATTGAAATATGTGACAAAAAAGATAAAGAAGATTACGAAACTATAACAAATTTATTTAAACAGGAGTTTTAAACCCTTAAATCATAAACTTTAACAAAGTGTTTCAAATGTTCAGGCACTTCATTTCGAAGTATATCAATCCAGTCCATACTTTGAACATCTTCAATAATTAATATTCCATCATCTTTCATTACTTGCGAATATAATTTTATAAATTTAAGCATACTTTCTAAAGTATGAGGACCATCATCAAGCATAAAATCGAACTTAATATTTTTTATTTAAAAAATTATTTGTAAAAAAATAGTATCGTAAGCGTCAAACCTGCCTAATTTTATTCTATGTTTGTTTTTTATTTCAGCCCATATGTCTGTTATATGAATTATATCTAAACCATATATGGTCGCGTTTGTAAAAAATCGTGCCATAACTTTATACTTCCACCGTGTTTAACGCCTATCTCTAAAATATTAGTAGCGGTTTCTTTTTTTATGAGCTAATAATTGTTGATACAAAGGTAAATACGCATGCGTAGTATTTTTATCTGTTTTTGAATTATCTACAATTTCAGTTAAAGTCATTATAATATATTACAAAAGATTTAAAACTATTTTACTATATATTTTTAACGAACTCCAAACAATGATAAATTATATTTTTAAACTAATAACATTTACTAGTATTTTAATACATAAAGTAAACTGCGTAACAACAAAATCTTCTTTCGATGATGATATAAACAATAATTTTTATAGTAATCCGAATCAAAATAACCATTTAATTATTTATGAAAACGACACTTTACTAACATTATTTTCTCATACAAAAATCGTATCAAAATATGAACTAAATCAACAAATTTTGTCATTAAATAGTTTATCGCATCCCTTGATATCGATAGAAAAAATAATAGATAAGCACGATAATTATCAAAATGACATGGATAATGTGATTAGTTCATTTATTAACATTTTTATACCGAAAATGTCAGCAAATGACATAATGAATAATTTTGTAGAAGACGCAAATAAACGACTATACGAGTTATCCTTATTTTTTCAGAAACGGTGTTTAAATATATTTTCGGAAGCAGATATTAATAAAGTTTTCGAAGATTTTACGATAGACGATTATTATTTGTTTCCAGTAACTAAGGACACATTTGCTAAACGTAAGTTTAAATCTACAGCAACGGCAGTAATAATAAGCACAACCGCCGGTTTTTTCTCGGGCGATTATATAACCCCCCTTAGTGTGGCTTCTGAACTGCTATTTGAAGACGAAGTAGCTAAAAAAGCAGAGCAGAAGTCAAAGAAAATAAATGTTTCAGACATAGGAAAAATAAACAGAGAAATATGGTTGTCTTACTCAAAAATGTATTGTGTTAATACATTTTCTGTATCGTTTCAATATGTAGATAAACATATAAAGATTATTGGCGACAAGATTCCTTATGAATTCATGAAGAACTTTTTATCCATTGTTCAGCATAATGTTGAGAAAAAAATAATTGGCTTAGATACGGAACCCGTAGTTAAGAAACGTATTTTAGAAAATTTGATTCAGAAATTAGAAGCATTAAAAATAACAACAACCAAAAAGGAAGAAATTGTCTTGTTTGATTTATATGAAAACATAGTTCGTATTGTAGAAACTCAATTGACGGATTCATTTGCCACAATTATGAGTTATGTTGATTCTAAAATAGCCGAATTAGATAAAATAAAGGAATTATTAATAATGGATTTTCCTATTACGCAACTAGAAGTAAGAGAACAACAGCGTTTAAATCGCGTTTCAAAGAAAATTAATGACAATATCAAAATAGAAGTAGAACTAGAGAATGAAGAAAAACTATCGGACACGATATTTACAGCCGAACAAGAAGTCCGTAAAAATAAAGTATTGAATGATTTAAAAACAATGGAATTCGATGCGTTTACCAAGCTATATATTTATGGACCTATTAAGCGCACCGGGATTCTTATTTCTATGTCGGTATTAGCATTACCAGAAGGACTTGCGGTTGGTGGATTACAGGGTGTTTATGGGTTTATTAAAAATATTAGCGGTATAATTTTTTTTAACCCAATAACATCGTTAATTGTAATATTTACAGGGCTAACTGTAATTTACGTAACGGTTGTAAATAGTATACAAATTGGATACAATTATTGTAAATGGATTTATTGGGCAGTAACACTTCCATTTATTATGATATATAATGTATTTGATTTGGTGAATAGTAAAATTATAAAAACACCAAAAAAAATTGACGAATAATTTAATTTTGTTAGATTAAAAATATAATATAATTTATTATATCATATTTTATTATATCATATTTTATTATTTTTTACCTCTTTGTTGCCTCTTTTTGGTCGAATGGTGTTTTCGAAATACTTTTTTAGATGTGAATTTATTTTTTTTTAAACCTTTTCGTTTTGTTTTATGTTTTTTATTTATTTTGCGCTTGCTTTTATTTGGCTTAATATTAGTTATATAATGTTCTGGTATATATTGCATTATAGAAGGATTATTTACCGTGCGATGTTGATTCACTAACTTATTTTGTTTTTGTGCTGCTTTATGAGGCATTAAACTACCCTTTCTCTTTTTTCCGCCTTTAGAAATTGGGCATGTAGTGACAATAAATTCTTCTAATTTTACAGGTGATGTGAACGGGTCTTCTATTTTCTTAACTTCCCAAATTTTCTTCAATCCTAAATATTCCACAGACGGTTGTGAATATTTTAGTGATTCTGTTAAATTTTTGACGGTTAATAAATCGGTCATTTTTACAACAGTATTATCAGGTAATGATATTGTTAATGTTTCAAATTGATTAGCTGGAGGAAGTTCTAAGTTCGAATTAATAGCTGGATAACTAAAATAATGTTTTACATTGTCAATAGAATTATTTGAAAGTTCGTCGAGAATGCTAATGGCATTATTATTTCCACTCGATAAAATAGAACAAACAGTGTTGGTTGAAAATGATTTTAAAGATGAACAACTGCTGATTTCATCATCGGCTACGACGAAAGAAATAGTATTAGGGCTAACATCTTCAAAGATAAATAATGTATCATCTATAGCACTATAAAAGCTATCACTGCTGATATCACTTATAGAGCTTTCGCGCCCTAAACCTTCTTCGGAAATATTATCATCCCCAACACCAAAATCAGCAGAACAAGTTAATAAATTTAAAATAGTTCCATTAACCGTAAAATTCACGTTTTTGATAAATTCCCACCACATTTTTATAGTTTGTATCATCATTGGATGTGTCAATATTTGGCTCGATTTGTTAGAAACTCCTTTCATACTATTAATCAAAATACGCAAAGGCAGTTCAGGAAATACTGGTAAATATTCATCTGTTCCTTGAATCATATCATCATCAGAATATTTTGATAATTGAATTAGTTCATCATTTATATAGTTTGTTAATGTAACAATGGGATTATTTGGCGCCAAAAATCGGTCTCCAGCTGAAGGTCCTTGAATGTCGGCTAAATCAAAAACTCCATGACCATCAAACAAACTACACAATAATGAACGTTTCAAAAATTGCCAATTTTGTAATTCTTCGCTTAAATCTAAAATATCATTTAAATTGACGTAATATGGAATTTTTATTATGCCTTGGTCTCCGGGTAACACTTTTATTGTATGGCCTATAAGTATAAGTCTGTTAAGTGGATTAGTTGTTCGCTGTTTTTCTTTATTTTTTTGTCCAATGCCTGTTCCGATATATTGGATAACTTTAATAGGCAATAACGCGATTTTACAAATTCCTTTGACAGAGCCTGTAATCATATTAATAGCAGCAGGGACAGCAAACGGAGCAATTATAGCAAATAACCAACCATACGAATTGTATGCGGCAGCCAATACGATTAAAGATTTGATTCTGCCTAACATGGAAGCATTGTTTAATCCATAAACATCTTGAGCAGCACCTACTATTGGAACCGCAATATCCATTAAGGGTTGAATTAGAGGTTGTATATATCCATTTTTGATAAACTCACAAGATTCTAATAATGCTTTTATTTTTGAGCAAACATTAATCAAAATTCGTAAGCGAAAAGAAGCATTATCAGGGACTACTTTGCTAGAAAAACGCATAACCATTTCAAACATAGTTTCATAATTATCAGCTAGAATATCGGGTTTAGCTCCAATAAATTGTTTAAATCCAGGATTTAATGTATTAGGTTTTAATAAAAACCCTTTTACTTGATTAATAAATTTTGCTTTTTCAGCATAATCATCTGGATATATACACGCAGGATATCCAGAAACTTCACCAATATTGCTGGGCAAATCATTTATCATATCATCTGTACAAATCTGATTAGCTAAAACATCGAAAGCAAATTTATGCGCTTGGTCTTCGTCAAAATACTGATTGTAAATAGTGAATTCGTTTATGAAATAGTTATAAATGTATCCAACTAAAACAGACAATATACATTGAAACAATATTTTGGATAGATAATTTTCAAATTCAGTATCTTTATCTATTTTTTCAAAACCTTCCTTCAAATTTAACATTTCAAAAAATTGGATAGCATATTTTTCGTCTTCAGATAAAGTTGGGTCATTTACAGATGGAAGTGGGTTTGGCATTAAACTGCGACCTGAAATAGATGGTAATATTTCAACTTCTTTGTCCATTATAGTTTTAAATACCTTAAATTCTGGAATACTTTCAGGTTCATCCATTTTTGGTGCTTCATTATTAGATATTTCTAGAGCATTATTTTGTGAAACTTGCTCATTACTAGAAATATTATAGTCACTTATTTGGGTTATTGTATTTTCCTGATTAACATTGTCTTGTATTACTGGTGTAAATAATTGTTTTGATAAATCCATTTATATTATATATTAACTATATAATATAACTATATTGCTTACCAAAATATAAATATTAGTTAAATAAAATTATTTCTAAATACTTTATTTTTTGGAGCGTGTTATTTTTTGGAGCGTGTTATTTTTTTGGAGCGTGTTATTTTTTGGAGCGTGTTATTTTTTGGAGCGTGTTATTTTTTTGGAGTGTGCTATTTTTTTAGTGCGCTGTCTATTTTTATTCTTATTCATCGTTTTTTTACGTCTCTTTTTTTCTTGGAGACGTCTTTTTGTTTTTCCACCATAAGGACCCAATGATTTTAAACGTTCTTCTCGTCTATTAGGAGCACTTGAAGTTCTTCTTAAACGGGTAGGAGCTACAAGATTATTGCCTCTAATATCGCCAATTGGTCCGCAAAAACTGTATGCTCGTTCAAGACCACTTGATGTATACTCTCCTACAACATCTTTATGTTCTATACCTAAAAATTTTAATACATCATAATTAACAGACTCGTCAATTGTTACACTAAGTATGTCGTCTAATGTTTCATTCGCATTCGCAGGGGTAATATTATTGTTTATATTATCCAAAGTAGCAGAAAAAATTTGCGCATTGTTGTCTTGTTTATTTGATTCCATGATTGGTTTAACCATATTATAAACCCCTTTAAACATATTACCAGTCCATTTACCAATTTTTAATCCAGTGTTACATACAAATTTACATATAGAGTATCCAGTTTTAGCTAGGGTGATTAAAATAGCAGCCTCTTTCAATCGTTGATACAACAAAAATGGTTGTCTAACTAGGTTTTGAATGTATTCATTTGTATTGTTTTTAATAGTTTTCACCCAATCGACTAACTGTAAATAATATGTTTGCTCATCATCTTCTAGTAATTCATCAATATTAATAAACGCAAAATTATTATCGCCTGTTAACTCAACAACACGTAAATTAGGTTCAGGTGTTTGTATTTTTAAAGCCATATTTATAAGCTCGTCTTCGGATACATTGGCATTTCCAGTTAATCTATCAGTTATATAATTAGTAATTTGGTCTTTTTGTATTTGATTTAAATTGCTAATTTTAAGACCATTCTCAAAATTAATAGCTTTATCTTTTCCTACTGCGCTAAGAGCAGCGAGAAATCCCAAAAAAATTAATTTGTTGTTAACTGGAAAAGGAGAACAAGTTGAGACACTACTAAGACTCATCATAAGTTATTAATATATAACTATATAAAATTGTATATTAAATTGTATATTAAATTGTAAATAAATAGGAAATATATTATAATCAAGTTAAATAAATGTTTTTTTATTTTCTAAAATAAACTTTTCTAATTCATTGATATCTATTTCATTCATATTCACGTGTGATTCCCAAAAATATCTACAATATGCCCAAACAAACTCGCAATCATTTTTATACCATTCGCTATGCTTTTCCAATAATTGTTCGTATAATTTTTTTGGTAATAGCGTTAAACTATTTCTAGGTAATACATAACATAACTGAACTATTTCTGTAACAGGATTTTTCGGTTTTTGAATAATAAATTCAGTTCCAAAAACAGGCACGTGTTTTATCAAATCTTGTAGAAGAGGTGGATAATTGTATTTATACCTCCATCTCCAATCAGGACAACCAGACGTATAATATTTCATAGTCCATTCCAAACCCTCTAAATAATTAATAACAACATCTCTTCTCTGCTGTCCGGTTGTATCGGTTTTAATGTCGAACAATGCCCTATAATATCTGTTTTGCCAATAAGGCTTAAATGGATTAATAAATTTTTCTACATCGCGTTCAATTAATGGAGTAGCTTCAAACTGTTTAAATTTTTCTTCGGGACTATCATCAACTAAATTACGACTATGACGCGAAGTTCGGTCTCTAGTTTTATGTTCATCAATAATATACTGTTCTTCAAGGTTTGATAAAAAGGTAACAATTTTACGCACATTAGCCCAGTTAATAGTTTTTCCGTCAGTAAGATTTTCGTTAGGTTTAATAGTAGCGCGATAGGCATTTAACATTTTATCGATACCTCCTGTGCGAATATTGATAGCTGGAAAATGTGGTAAAAAATCGTTCCCTAAAAAGAAGCATAGAAATATATAGTCATAGACTTTATTTTTATTTGTAGCTATAGTTGTATTTTCTCCCTTGGTTAAACTTGACAACTTGTCATTATTCATATAATTAATAATAGTTTGTGTTAACTCAGGAATATCTAAAAAATAATTGGAGTCGGGTTCTAAATCGCGATTAATAGATTGAATAAAATGTGGCGTTTCTCTAAATAAATAAATACTTGGGCAAACAGGTAAATGATTAATTGAAAGCATAATGAGGTCGGCATCTAGACCATAAATTACAGTAGTTTCATTCAGATGTTTCTCAGGATTTAGGCGAATATAATCAAATAATTTATGTTCACCTTCACCTGCTTTGTTGCTTCCGTTAACAATAACATTTATATTACTGGAATCAGAGAAAAAATGGGTTGATACCATATTATTCAATTCGGACATAAATATAGTTCCCGGAGTGATAGCAGCAGTATTCCATACGTCAGGCTCTACCTTCTTAAAAATATCCCGAGATATATTATTTTGATACCAAGATTTGTAACGTCTACTACGTTGTTGTTCAAGTTTAGCAACAGGAGCTACACCGTCGAAAGCAATAATTACAGTTTTAGAAGGTTGTATTAATTGAATATATGATTCAATTTTAGAAATAACATTTCTGATAATAGTTATGGCGATAGATTCGGTTAATTTATCGAAAGTCATACGACTATAGGCATCATAAATAATAGAATTACAGTCAAGATATAAATTGTGAACATTTAAAACTTCTTTGTGATATTTTCGTATGATATTAGGATGATTTTTAACAATATAAGAAAAATAGCTAGGGATTCCCATATTAATACTTTTGTTCTTATTAAATATACAATATTATGTTTAATATAGTTAAATAAATACATTTAACAAAATACTAGACAAATCAAGTTAAAAATAAAATAATAATAAATGAGACAGTGATATAATATATTAGTTATTAGTGAAAAATCAGTATATATAATATCTATAAAATATAATACAATGTCGGAAAAACTAAAAAAGGATGCGCCAAAAAGAGTATCATCCGATATAATTGTTTTGATAGCAAAAAAGATGTTATTTTTTCAGGATATTATCCAAAAAACAATATTACATATTCAAAAAAATAAAATGTTAGATATTGTTGGAATAAGTGAAGTGAATAATTGTATAAACACACTTTTTACATTGAGTAAAAAAATAAAGGAAATAAACGAAATACCTATCACAGTAAGTAATACAGATAATATAGTAAATGTGTTACAAAATATCAATAATGAATTGTCTAGTTTATTCAAATTGTTTGGAACAGAATCATTTGAAGACTTGTTATGGATATGTTTTGGAAACAATTCGGTGAAAACGTATGCTATTTCGGATATGGAAATGGATAAATTTGAATTATTGAAAAAATATTTCCATCCAACAAGTTACAAGGTTTTGGGAGCTAAAAAAGTAGATTTTGATAGTCAACAAGACAAAAATGAAAAACAAGAAAAGGTAAAAATAGATGATTGTGGATTAACAGAAAAATCAAAAAATTTGGATATAGCTGAGATAAGTATAAAAGTGAAATCATTTCATTTGAAAGTATATGGTATACAAATAATAGTTCATAATCCTCAGCACAATAAAAGTTTAATAATAACTGGTACTGTGGATGACATAATAATAGATGTCTTAGAAAATAAATTTGTAAATTTAAAAATAAAAGCAATACACGAAAATGTTCCAAATTCGCAGGAATTCAAAGGAAATACTTTTAGCAGATATATAGGTTCGCTGGGATTAAAAGATTATTTAATACATGAACCGCACGAAATATATTCTAAATATATTGGATATTTGAGTAATTTGAATAATATAAGACAAAAAACGATTACACAGGTTGTAAAAGAGTTTATGTCAAATGATTTGTACACAAGAAGAATGACAATAATTCAATTATTGATACAGATAGATAAACCAGATAATCAATATTTGTCTTATTTGTTGTATGATTTATTATCTAATGACACAAATGGAAACGTGGATACACAAGAACAAGTAACATTGTTTGATAGTTTTCCGTGGTCAATAAAACAGTATTTTAAGGATGCTATGACACAAACAGTAAAATATACCCACGATTTAACAAATTTTGATAGTCAAAAGATACCATTGGAACAACAAATTTGTTTGTTAAAGGCACCTGATTCTGTAAAAGAAAAGGCAATGCAAAAGTTAAAGGAGATAAAATCAAAATCAGAAGATTCTGGGTCGAAAGCAAGACAATACTTAGACGGGCTACTAAAAATCCCTTTTTCTATTTATAAGAGAGAACCTATATTGGATATAATGAACAACATTAAGGCCGAATTTACGAAAATGGTAAAAAATGATTCAACAAACTCAATTTTGTTGAAGTTAGAAGGATTTGTAAAAAAGGAAATGTATACAAATTTAGAAATATTAAACTATTTGTCTCAATTAAAACCAATACAATTACCAAGTAATGAAATCATAAATCATTCTATGCTAACTGATGAAAATATAAACACAACTATAATAAAAATGAATAAACCAGAATTATTACATTTTGTCTCATCGATTAATGAACAGTTCAAGTTGAACAAATTAACATATAAAAAGATAAAGGTTTCAAATAAAAATAAAAATGAAATAGCAGATGAATTGATAATAATGATTAAAAGTATTATAAATAAAAATATTGATTCTGAGGTTACCATAATTCAAGAACTTTTTCTCTCATTATCTCATTCTAAGGAGGGTAAAAATAATAATAATTTAAATAGTACTCCGAATATTCACAATTTACAATTGCCTTTTGAAGTAGAAGTAACTATACAAAAAATATTCGAAGGATTTAATAAAATAAATACTTTTATGAATAGTGTCAAATATATATTAGATAATTCTGTATACGGTCATGAAAAAGCAAAGAAGCACGTTGAGAGAATAATTGCCCAATGGGTTAATGGAAACGATAACACTGGGTGTGTATTAGGTTTCGAAGGCGCACCAGGAATAGGAAAAACAACTCTCGCCAAAGGATTGTCTAATTGCTTGAAAGACATAGATGGAAATAGTAGACCCTTTTCTCTAATAGCAATAGGAGGTGATGCGAACTCATCAAGTTTGGTTGGACATTCGTATACTTATGTTGGTTCAACTTGGGGACAAATAGTTCAAATACTTATGGATAAAAAATGTATGAATCCTATAATTTTAATTGATGAAGTCGACAAAATAAGTAAGACCGAGCATGGAAAAGAAATAGTGGGAATTTTGACTCATTTGTTAGATTCAACTCAAAATGAATCGTTTCATGATAAATATTTCTCTGGTGTAGAGTTAGATTTGTCTAAGGTATTATTTATTTTATCTTATAACGATGTAGAATCAATTGACAAAATATTGTTGGACAGGGTTCATAGAATAAAATTTGATAGTTTAACCATTGAGGATAAAATTGTTATATGTAATAAGCATTTGCTTCCGGAAATATATAAAAAAATGGGATTAGACAATATGATTATATTTTTAGACGAAAGTTTGAAGTTCATAATAGAAGAATATACACTAGAACCAGGTGTAAGAAAATTAAAGGAAAAACTAATAGAAATAATAGGAGAATTGAATTTAGACATTTTAAAGACATACAATGAAAATAAATATTCAGTTAATTGTAAAATTCCTATAACAATAACAGTAGATGATATTAAGAATAAGTATTTCAAGGATAAACGTGAAGTAAAGGTTCAGAAAATACACGAAGTCAGTAAAGTAGGTGTTATCAATTGTTTATATGCCACAAGTTTGGGAAATTCGGGTATTTTATCAGCTAGCGCTAGATTTTTTCCGGCAAATAAATTTTTGGAGCTAAAAATGACAGGATTATTAGACCAGATGATGCAAGAGTCTTTTCAAATATCATTGACTTTAGCATATAGTTTGTTAAGTGATGAGAGAAAAAAGGTTTTGAATGAATTATACAATGGAGTTCAAAAACAAGGTATTCATCTTCATATGGGTGATGGCTCTATATCGAAAAGTGGAACAAGTGCTGGAATAGCAATTACATTACTGATGTTCAGTTTGTTAAATAATGTTAAAATAAAAAATACATTCGCAGTAACAGGAGAAGCATCTGACTTGAATGGAAACGTTGGTGAAATAGGTGCTCTTGGATATAAATTTCAAGGAGGAATAAAAGCAGGTGTGAAACATTTCATTTTTCCAAAGGATAATAACAGAGACTATGAAGATTTTATGAAGAAGTATGGAACAACAAAGTTAGTAGAAGGAATAAGTTTTAATCAGATAACCCATATAGATGAAGCGATAGAACTAATAATGGAAAAAGAATAATATATTATTTTAATATAATATAAATATGAACAACATTAGTGATATGAATAACAATAACATTACGTTAAATGTATTTTCAGCATTGTCATTTTATTCACCATTAATACTTATGATGAGCATATTATTGTTTTCCATATTTTCATCAGCAGTTTTTAAAGGATTGTTTTATATATTTTGTTTATTTTGGACATCTGTTTTAAGAGGTCTATTTATAAAATATGTGTTTGGAGTCGAAGATGAAATAGTTACAAATAATATTTGTAACTCTGGTGTATTTTTACCGACTACCAATTATACATTTAGCACATTTATTTTAGTATTATCATTGACTTATTTTGTGATGCCTATGATAGTCATCGGTAAACAAAATAATACAAATACAGTTAATTATATGGCGTTAATGTTTTTCTTAACATATATTTGTTACGATATAGGTATTAAAAAATTATATGGTTGTATAGATTTTACATCACAGTTGATAGGGGATATTTTTAGCGCATTGGCTTTGGGAGCAATAATAGTAATGACAGTGATATCAACAGGAAACACAAGTCTATTATTTATTAATGAATTAACAAGTAATAAGGAGGTATGTTCTAGACCTTCTAAACAACAATTTAAATGTAGTTTATATAAAAATGGAGAAATAGTGGGTTCTTCTGTTAGTAAATAATATTTGAATTACAATTCAAAATGATTAATATTATTAATCATCCATTGTTTAAGATTAGCTAATAGTCTCGAACGGTGAAACGAATCAGTTAATAAATTCATATTACCTTTAGTATTGAAATTTTTAACAAAGTTATTAAATGTCTCAACGACATTTTTCGAGTTATAGTTTTGTAAATCGTCGTATGGAAATGGTTTCAATCGTTTTCTCTGATTAACTGAATTGTGAAAAACATATAATAAATCAATAAGGTCTTTCTTTTTTTGAACATTATTGATTGTAACATTTGACCAAAATTTTTTCGCATGAGCGGAACAATCTGGGCATGGTAACAATCCACATATATGAATAATATTATGTATGAGTTGTTTGCCTACTATAGGATAACTGTCTTCTTTTATTTTTTCAGCAAGTGTATGTAAAAATATCCATGTCGGAGGTCCCCACTGGCTTGGTGACATATTTATAACTAAATACAATAAAATAAATTTAAAGATTAATTGTAAAAGATAATATATTGCTAGTTTTATGAGCAAATTAAATTATAAATTAGAAGGAGATATAAATTTTTATGACGAATTATATAAATCTTTAGATGAAGACGCTAAAGAGGAAACTGATAATTCTAAAGTTTGTCAAATAACAGGATTACCTTTAAAAGACAATTATGTTACGTTAAAATGTAAACACGTATTTAATTATGATGCGATTTACACCGAAGTGTGTAAACAAAAGTTTGAATTTAAAACATATATAAATGAAACATTATCACTAAATGATTTTAAGATGTTGAAAGAAACCCATTGTGATTACTATATAAAATGTCCATATTGTAGAGGTATTCAAATTGAATTATTGCCATATTATGAAAATACACCTTTTATAAAAAGGTATGGAGTAAACACTTGTGATATTTCATATCGTGTTGTAGATAATACATCACACATTAATCAACAACTATATAATACAGGTTCTTACACTTATAAAGTTTATGGATATACTTTTAAGAAGGGAGTGTGTAGCAAAATAAATGTAACCACTAACGGAAAAAGTATTCCTTGTTATAATTCATTTGTAAGTAATATAGATGGTTTGGAAAAATCATATTGTCCGTGTCACATTAGACAGGCTGCCAAAGAGTATACATTGACTTTAAAATCCAAAATAAAAGAAGAGAAATTGAAACAAAAAGAAGAGAAGTTGAAACAAAAGATTTTGTTGAAGGCTATAAATGAAGAAAAACAAAAGCAGAAGGTTTTACAGAAAGCTATAGATAAAGCAACAACAAAACAAAAAAACAAGGTTATGGCAGAAAATGTTGTAGTAAGTCAGACAAATGAGATTGGTGTATTTGTTTCTGATTCTTCTCCACAATTATGTGTTGCTATATTAAAAACAGGATTACGTAAAGGCCAAGAGTGTGGATTAAATGGATACAACGGACATAATATGTGCAAGCGACATAGTAAATAATTATTGTCTTTTTCGTGTTTAGTAAAATATAATAATTATGTAATATATAAAATAATGAACACGGAGTTCTGGTATATAATGGTATTTTATGCCGTATTGTCCTGTTTTTTGATGCCAACAATTGGTCAATATTATTTAGGAAATGAAACTGGATTAGGACACGGATACGTAGTCGGAACAATTATGTCAGTAATATTATGGTTTACTGTGGGTAAAAAGAAGGCGAATATGTAAATATGATGTGTTACAAAACATAAAAAAAGAATTTAGATATAATATACTTAAAACTAATATAATATCTAATTAATGGAGACAAATACAGAAAATACTGTTAGAAAAGAGACAACAAACCAAACTGCTACAAAAGAAGAATTAATAAATAATATCCGTGAATGGATTAAAATAGATAATGAACTTTTAAAATTAAAGACGGAGACAAAGGTAATGGTAGCAAAAAAGAAAGGTTTAACCGATTCTTTAGTAAGAATTATGAAAGGTAATTCAATTGATTGTTTTGATATTAATGGAGGAGCATTGTTATATAAACAAACAAAATCGAAAAAGACAATTTCTGGTAAGTTTTTACTAGCTCAGCTTCAGAAATATTATAAAGACCAACCTGAATTAGCAACAGAATTGACTAAGCATTTGTTGGAAAATAGAGAAGAGGTTGTAAAGGATGAGATTAAACGCAAAATAAATAAGTAAATTGAGAGAAATTTGTAAAAGCAATAATAAACATTAATAAGAAATATACTTAAAAAGTATTTTATGATTATATATATTTTTATGGAATATAAATATTTACCTGAAATAAATGCGGATACTTATATGAATACAAATGATATTTATAATAAAATACAAAATAACAAATTGGGGTATATTTGTTATCATATATCACATATAGACGGATATCCATATATACAAATAATGTTAAATAAAATATGTTCCAACAGTCAGGATATAAAAGAAGAATTTATTTTACCATTTATTAGTGTTAATGAAGAGAGAAATAGTATTTCAGAATTATTAATAAATGATATAAAAAGTTATTTAGACAATATACACTGTGACCATAGCAGTTTAAATTTAGAGGCATATAAAGGTATCATTAATGATGATGAAAATATTTACGCATTAATAAATATTAGTAATGTAGATATTAAATATTTATATTTAACTTCAAAAATTAAATCATGGTTTGTATTAACAACTGAAATAATAAATATAAAATCAGTCTGTAATATTCCTATTTCAGAAATGGTGACAAACTTATTTATACATAATTCTGAATTAGGTATACTTAGAAAAAATAATTTAACATCTGTATATTCATGTCCTGATATAGTATACAGTGGGTCTGACTATAAAAAATCCGAATTAAATGTGATTTTTGGGCCGGAAAAAGCTGCGTTATACGATATGGATATAATGTATTATCCATTTTTTGACACATTTGGAAGTGCGGTTATGGCAGGAGGATGGTTACAATATTATGATAATACAAGCGATTTAAATAAAATAAGAGTATTTGATTCTAAACAGAAATTGATAGATAACAAATATGGCAGATATGTTACAGGAGGAGTAACACGTTATGCTCTATTTATGAAAAACGTTGTTAATGTTGTTCACGATATTTTTGATATAAATAACCTGAATATGTATTCACTATCAGATACTATTGTAATTCAATCAAATACAAATGATTTTGGTCCAAATATATTAGTAAAAAAAATGGAACAGTTTATACCAATTTCTTATCATATGTTAGATAACAGAACATTAGGAGAACAATATAATAGTAGTAAACGTGATGAATATACAATAGTGTAAATATTATTATTTATTTCTAATTAATAATATAATGGAGGCTATGAGTAGTGTAACCGTTTTTGGTATAACAATGGTAATATTATATTCTATCACAAAAATATTGAATTTTTATGGAATAGGAATTAATGAATATGGGTCTTATTTAACCTTCTACATATTTTTGTTGATATTAATTTATTTTACACCAAATTATCATATAATACATTAAATAAGTATTTATACTTAAATATTGATTATGTATAAATAAAATAACTAAATAGTATATAATGGGGCCATTATTTAGTAAAATTGTTATGGATAAGAATAAACAGAATAATCACGTTGATACCGTGTCAGTTGAAAATAATACTGATAATAATTTAACTGATACTACACATACCCAAAATGAGGAAGAAAAAAATACTCAAAATGAAAATAACGATGTTATGATTCATCAGGTTGTTGATGTAGTTACTAATTTATTAGATGATACAGAAGAACCAAATATGATAGTCGAAGCAAATACTTTGGATATAACCGAAGAAGTTTTGGATAATATTGTTGAGACTATTATTCAAGCGCCTGCCGCTGTTGAAGAAGCACCTGCCGCTGTTGAAGAAGCACCTGCCGCTGTTGAAGAAGCACCTGCCGCTGTTGAAGAAGCGCCT